CCGAGGCTCGCTGGATCGGTCCCGACGGCGGCGAGTACTGCTCGCTCCACTTCATCCAGCGCTTCGGCCACGGCGAGCCGCTCGTCCGGATCGAGGGCTTCGAGGCCCCGACGACGAGGAAGGCCCCGGCGGCGAAGAAGCCTGCCGCTCCGAAGGCGAAGGAGAAGACCGAGGTCAACGCCTGATGCCCTGCGTAGCGCTCGCTCGCGGGATGCGCCAGGCGGCTCCTCACACGGGCGTGGCGTTCAATGACACCACGGACAACAACCCGTGTGGCCGCAAGATCGTCCAGTCGGTGAACGGGGTCAACGTCTCGGCGGAGAACCTCTGCTCGTTCCACTGGCAGTTCCTGCACGGCCAGCGCGACTACGTGCTGCCCGTCGTCATGGAGCCGTAGGTGCCGCTCTTCACCGTCCTCAACCCGACCCAGGCGCAGGTCGCCGGGACGGGTGGGCCGTACCCCGCCTTCTCACGGCGCGACGGCGTCAACCTCAACAACAACCAGGCCGGGGCGCTCGTCAGCAGCGGCCTCGTCGTGATGCCCAACGGAGGGAGCGGGGCGAGGACAGCCTTCGCCATCCTCGCCGCCCTCACCCCAGGACTCTCGACTCCAGCGGAGCGGGAGCAGTACCGCCTGAAAGCTGGTCTTCAAGAGTGGCAGGCGCTGCTGCGCCTACTCCGCTCGGTGGACTAGCACCAGCCGCCCCACGGCCCGAAGCCCGAGGAGTCGAAGAGGCGCTTGGCTGCGATCAGGTGCGTCACCGGGTTCCACATTCTGGCACGGAACTGTGCCATCGTTTCGCTCCGCCAGCGGTGGACGCCGTTCAACTGGAGCAGGCCGAAGGAGCCGCCGTTCGAGTCGCCCCAGTTCGCGGCCCTCGGGTTGCCGCCGGACTCGCGGTTCATGCAGCGCACCATCGTGGGGCCGTAGCGGGGGCCGAAGACGGCCATCACCATCGCCTTGCTCTTCGCGTACTGGGCCTTTGACGTGCCGTAGTTGTCAGCGCTGGCAGTGCTGGAGAATGCAAGCGCAGCCATGATGGCAAGCGCGAGTAGAATCGAACGCATCGGGTTACCTCCGATAGGTCGGACGAGGGCCGGGGAGATCCAGAGAGGCACCAGTGCGTAGCGGCGACGGGAACCTCAGAGGCTCCCCGGCTCACGTCTGTGTGTGTAAGCCCGTAGTCTAGACGCCAATGACGACGGTCGATCTCGAACAGGAGCAGCAAGAGGCCCTGGAGATCCTGACCCGCCGCTACCGCGAGATGGAAGCGGAGCGCGAGGCGGCGATCAAGGACCCGCGCTTCTTCCTCCGCCACACCTCGGCGACCGACACACGGACGGGCGAGGAGTTCAGCTTCGACTTCGGCCCCGACTCGGGCTGGGCCTGGCAGGGCGATGTCCTGCAGGAGTTCATGGACAACCAGATCACGCTGGCCCTGAAGGCTCGCCAGCTTGGCATCTCCTGGGTCGCCATCGGCTACGCGCTCTGGAAGGTGCTGACGACACCGGGCACGAAAGCGCTCGCCGTCTCGATCAACGAGACGGAGGCGTCAGTCCTGATCGGCAGGGCCTGGGACCTGTTCGAGTCGCTACCGGAACATCTCAAGATGGATGTCAAAGTACTGAGGCCGCAGAAGAACAGGCCAACGACCCAGATCGTCCTGGAGTTCCCCGACGGCAAGATCTCCTCCCTGATCGCGATGCCTTCGACGCCGAAGGCGGGTCACGGCCAGGTCGCCACCCTCGTCATCCTCGATGAGCATGCCCGTCACCAGTTCGCCGAAGAGGGATGGAAAGCCTTCATCCCCGTCGTCGCCGACGGTGGGCAGATCATCATCGTCTCGACCGCCAACGGGATCGGCGGCACCTTCTACGACCTCTGGATGAACGCGGATGATCGGGGTGTCCATACGATCTTCCTGCCCTGGAACTTCCACCCTGGCCGGGACGAGAAGTGGTACGCCAGGGTAGCGAAGGCGCTGCCGGAAGCCGACCGGGCGGAGCAGTACCCGCTCACCCCCGCCGATGCCTTCCTTGGCACGGCAGGCTGCTGGTTCGACACCGAGGCGCTGACGTGGTACGGCGAGACGCTCCGCAAGCCCGAGTACCGCTTCCGTTTTCACGTGGAAACGGACGGCAAGAGAGCCTCGGTGGTGCGAGCGAAGGACGGCTGGATCAAGCTCTTCTGCCATCCCATCGAGGGCCGCGACTACGCCATCGGGGCCGACATCGCGACCGGGCGCGGGACCGACTACTCCTGCGCCTACGTGATCGACCTCACCAACGGCGAGTTGGCGGCGGAGATCCACTGCCGGATCGACCCCGATCTCTTCGCCGAGCAGCTTCACTTCCTGGGCAGAATGTTCAACACCGCTCGCATCGCTCCGGAGATGGGCGGTGGATACGGGGAGCCTGTTGTCCTTTCGCTCCGCGATGGTCGAAAGGGCAGGCCCCCCTATCCGAAGTTGTACAGGCACCGGATCGAGGACAGGCCGGACTTCAAGCAGCACATCACCTACGGCTTCCCGATCACGACGAAGACGAGGCCGCAGATCATCAACCAGGCGGAGCAGTGGATCCGCGAGCGGACGCTGCCGTTCATGCCGATGGAGTTGATCCTCGAATGCAAGACCTTCGTCAGGCAGAACGTGTCCCCCTCGCCGAGGGCTGCGGCGGGAGCGAACGACGACCGCGTGATGGCGCTCTGCCTCTCGCTTGAGCTTTACCGGATCTACGGGCACCACGCTCACGACAACCGCAAGCGGGTCAAGAAGCGGCGGAAGCAGTATCGTGCCCAGTACGAGTGGGAGTGAGTCGTCCTCCTCGCGTCGTACGATCAGGCTGTTCCCTTCCTGAGGAGTGACCGTGAGCCAGATGATGGATCCAGGGATGATGGGCGGCGGTCCTCCGCCGATGCCGCCTGATCCCGGCATGATGGGCGGCGGTCCCGGCCTCGGCCCCGAGATGGGCGCACCGCCCCCCGACGCAGGCGGCGGACTTCCGCCCGAGTTGATGGCCGCGCTCGGTGGCGGCGGCGGGATGAACTCGACCGACCTGATGGCCGAAGGCCCGATGGCGGGTGAGGAAACAGCCACCACCGAGGAGGACGCAGGCGAGGAGGATCCACTGACGATGGTCCGTGACGCCATCGCCCTGCTCCGCAAGGCGGGAGAGGTGGAGCCGGACGACGTGAAGTCGCACCTGATCGACAAGGTCCAGGCCGACCTCCAGAAGATCCTCGCGAGCGAGTCGCAGAAGACCGACAAGCTGCGAGCCGCGCTCGGTGGCTAGCGAGGACCTCAAGGACCCGTACGAGCCGACCCTGGAGTACAGGGACGCGCTCGCGATGGTGGTCGGAGCGCAGGAGCAGGCGGAGCAGTTCTCGCAGAACTACGTGGACAAGGTCGAGAGACGCTACCGCGCCTACCGGGGCATGGCCGAGTTGAAGGTCAGCGAGGGCGACGAGTGGCGCTCCAACCTGACGACGCCCTACATCCTCCAGACCATCGAGGGGATGATCGCGACGATGCTCGACCCGAACCCGATGTGGCAGGTCACGCCTCGCCCCCAGCCCTTCGAGCCACTGGAAGTGATCATGGCGCGGCTAGGCGGGGGCGAGATCGCGAGCCAAGCCTTGCAGTGGGCGATGGACAACGACGACTTCGCGATGAAGCAGCGGCCCTTCATGCAGCAGGACCTCGTCGCCGGGAAGACCGTCGCCAAGATCGGCTGGCGCACCAAGAAGACGAAGAGGATGGTGCTGACTCCGGTCGAGGCGCAGATCCTCGACAGCTTCGGCAACGTGATCCACTCCTTCCCCTCCACCGAGGAGGAGGAGCAGGACGTGACGATCTTCGACGGGCCGACGATGACCGTCCGCGACGTGCGCGACTTCTTCCGCCCCGAGTCGGCGACGAACGTGGACGACGCCGCCTGGGTGATCGACCGCTCCTGGCAGACCTTCGACGCGCTCAAGAAGATGGAGCAGGCGGGGCTGTACCGGAAGGTCGATGAGTTGAAGGAGTCGCAGAACATCGCTGCCGCCACGGGCTACGGCGAGCGCGAGCAGATCCTCCGCAACCAGGACAGGACGAAGGGCCTGATCGAGGTGCTGGAGTACTGGACCGACGAGCGCGTGATCACCATCGGCAACCGCCGCGTCGTCCTGCAGGACATCCCGAACCCCTACCGTCACGGACGGAAGCCGTTCGTCGTCACCTCGGCGATGCCGGACGCCTTCCAGATGGACGGCATCTCGGTGGTCGAGGCGCTCGGTCAGCTTCAGTCGATGCTGTGGACGATCCAGAACCAGGGCCTCGACGCGCTTCGCCTGAACGGCAACCCGGTCACCCTGATCCGCTCCGACGTGGATGACCCCGACGCCTTCGAGTTCCACCCCGGCGCTCAGTGGATCCTGGAGGATCCGGGC